CCCGCCGTTCTGAAAGAAGGCGTAGGCCGAAGTCGTCATGCGCGAAAGCGAGGTGAACGAACCGAACCTGCCAACATAGTCCGTGAACGATGTTACAGTCGTAGGCGTGTTGGTCAACCCCTGCAAGGAACCTCCAACCATAGAGCCAATAGACGGAGAAACGCCATTGATGCCAACGGCATTGCTAGGCACTTCCTCAATGTAAACGCCGGGATAAGTGTAGGTCGGCATCGTCAACTCCTATCGAAAGTTTAGTCGGTTTCAGTCTTGGCAAAGCCACGCCGCTTGCGCGGTGGTGCAGCCACGGATTCATCGGAAGCCGCTTCAACTTCAACAGGTTCGTCAGCAGGAGCATCAACCACAGGCTCACTAGGAGCATCTTCCGCAACAACCGGGGCTGCTACGGGTTCGTCAAGCACAGCATCGGCAGACTTGGGAAGTGGCGCATCTGCTACCACCTTCGCCTTCGTCGTCAATGCCGCCTTGCCTTCTACAAAAGAATCAGAAAACAAATGGGGCTTCTCAACCGCGACCTGCGCAATCGGTTGCGCGGGAACGAGGTCAACTCCATTCTTGGGCGCACCCGTGCGGCGCAGCACCTTGCCAAGCCGCTTGAAAGACGCGGTGTTCTCGATGCTCGAATCAACAAAGATCGTGGAGTATGGGCGGGCTGCGACAACCTCTCCCTTCCCAATCGGGATCGAGAGAATGGTGCTTCCAATGTAGTAATACCAAGCCATCAACAATCCTTGTGCTTTGCCGCGTTCTCGGCGTTGACCCGAACAATCGTGTCAATCGTGCTAACCTGTATGCCAATGTTGGGCAAGGTTGTCACGATCTTATCTTCAGTCGTCTGCGCTTCCAAGTCCAACTCTCCGCGAATGCTAAACGAGATCGTCCAAGAGATCGTCCGATCCGAAATGTCGGCCAACTCCGAGCCGTTAGACACCGATACTTCGCCTGCATCGTAAAGACGCTTATCGCCCAAACTATCAAAAACTGCAACAGAGAAAAAAGGTGGCCTACAAACTTGCAGGACGCTCATCAACAAGGGGATGCCCGTGTTCTGCGTCCGGGCATAGATCTGTATGTCGTAGGCAATGTCGAACGGGGTCGGCAAAGGTGCAGACACATACTTGTTGTAGCCTGTCAGAACCTTGCCGCCCGCAGGAACCATCACCTTCTTGGCATCGGGCGCAGGGGTGCGCTGATAGCCGTAGTAGGGCGACCGATCAAACGCAGGTGTCAGATCGTTACGGCGCACCACAACGCAGGGCATCCGAAACGGTTGGAACACATCTTCNGGGATCGTGAAGAACACAGGCACATACGGGGCGTAGTGCGGCAGATCGGTCGTCAATGACGGAACCGAGAGAGCATACGCCTTCCGGGTGTCGCTATCGATCTGAATGTCGATCAACTGCGAGCCGAGCGTGAGTATCATACCCCGGTCAAAGTCTTTCAACCCAACCGAGCCTATCACACCCATGGCTGCACCTTATGAACCGACCCGAAGATCAGTCCTAGCAATCACACTCTTCGCCTTCTTCGCAGTCGCACTCGTCCTCATCTTCGTCGTCCATCTCGTCCTCGTCGTCCTCGTCGTCCATCTCGTCCTCATGCTCGCCTTCCAAGATAGCGATCTTGTGGAGCAACTGAACTTCAATGTCGGCAAGAGTAAGATTCAACTTATGAATGTCCATGACTAACCTCTCCGGTGGAAGATGTGCCTGACCTAGCCGCCCTTTGCATAGGGCGCAAGTTTATCCTGCACCTTATCGTCATACCTGCCCATTTCGTTTGATGCAACCGTTTTGTAGAGCGGAAGATCGAACAAGTTGTCCTTCCCGGTCTGAACATACTCGACAAAGGCCCGTTGCAGATCGTCGTAGGCCGCTGCCATCTCCGCAAGCGCGGGTCGCCAATGCGTAAGCACAGGCCCGCCGTAGCCGAACTCCGAACGCAACACCGCATACCCAATGTCGTCTATCACATCCACGCTGTCGGACGACTTGGTGCTAGTTCTCACCGCGTTCTCCCGCAGACCTGCCTCCTTCAAGTCGAACTCGATCCTTCGTCGGTTGACCATAATCCGGTCACGCAAGTCTTGGTCCTCCCGCTCCGTGATCGTTCGCGCAATCACTTGCGCGTCTGATTTGCTCGGCATCGTTGGCACCATGTAGGACGGCCACGGCTGATACCCGGCCAATGTCCGTACCCACTTCGGGCTTCGCTCATACGGCTTGAACAGAAGCGCGGTCCTCCGACCATCCGTTTCAATGTTCAACTTGCGAGGCTTGTTCTTGTAGAGCAAGGCAATCCCAACCTCGTCACCCATGCCCTTCACAAGCACGACTTCCAAGTCCTCCGCGTAGTAGCCCACGTCCGGTAGGTTCGGCCCACGCGCCTTCACGCCTACCTGCAAAATCTTGGCCGCGCCGAGCAGGAACAACTCCATGCCGCGAGTGATCCGCTCCGGCATCTCGTAGGCAACCTCGTTCGCCATCTTCACCGCATCTTCGGTCAGATAGATCGCAGGCATACCCCCGCCCACCACGGGCTGTCGATACTTGAAACTACCCATGCTTTAGATCGGGCTTCTCACCCGTCACAAAGCGCGGAGCCTTGCCTTCCGGGGAGTAGCGCATCAGCACTTCTAGCCCCTTCTCCGATGCGCCGACCATGAGGCTATCGGGAGTGGTCACGGCCACGGTAGAAGGCTGCCCTGTGGCGAAGCAGAAGGCTAGTAGGTTGCCCTTCAGCGGCCCCTCATACTGCGGGAAGCCCCTGCCCCCTAGAGGGCCACTACAAGGGGTCTTGTCGTAGACTGCCTTGCAGCCGTCCAAGCCCCTGTCTGCCCCCCACCAAAACTTCTCGCAGGTGGCACACACGAACGACACGCCGTTCGCCATTGCGAGAGCGGGGTTACGCATTCGCGCTGTCTGCCTCGATAGCAGCCCAATCTGCCTCGATAGCAGCCAATCGAGCCGCACGCTTGGCCTCCTCCTCCTCAAGGATAGCGACCGCCTGCTTGTAGTCGGCCACCGCACGCTCAAGCGTATCGATAAGGTTGCGGTCGATCATGAAACAGTCAACCTTGTTCATCGCATCTTCCAACCGGGCGCGACCACTCTCAATAACATTCCCATAGACCTTGCTGCGCTTATGCATTGCCGTTCTCCTACGCTTGGACAGGACCTATTCCTGCCCTTCAATACGAGCATTGTAGCAGGCTTTCACTCCCTGTCAAGTATCTTTCAGGGGATAATCCCACCCTCGGATGCAAACTTGCGGGGCGGATCAAACTTGGCCCGCTTCTTGAGCATGATCTTGTAGCCGACCACATTCACGGTATCCACAAAGTTGCCGCCCGATGCTGCGTTGATCACATCGAAGTATTCGCCCATGCAGAACAGAACGTCGCCTTCCTTCGGTGGCTTGGCACCAATAGCCCTCTGCCACTCGTTGTAGGCAAAGTAGGATTCTGCGTCGAACTCGACAACAAAACCTTCGTCACGCACGGACGGATCCCGGTTGTCCATCTGCTGATAGGTGACTGCACCTACGAGCGAATACTGCGTGAACGACCAACTAGGTGCCGGCTCACTGTAAAGCGGATCTACATTCGCTCCGCGAGACAGCACATAGTAGTCAATCTGCTGCCCAAACAGGCTGATCCGTTCCTCTTCGTAGAAACGGTAGAGGTTCAACTCGCTAGCGTTACCGCCGTAAAGTGCCACGGATCAACCTGCTTGGTGCGCTTGTTTACTTGGCCCGCGTTGCGGCACCCGAACGAGCGGCCCAACCGGGGATCTGACCATCCCAACAACGGCGACCGAAGTTCTTGCCAACACCCGCTGTGCGAGCAGCCCGGCCACAGGGCAACTTGGTGGCGACAAACTGCAAACGACCGTCCTTGGTGCGCTTCTCACGGGCCTTCACGCGAACCGCGTTGTAGTTGCTGCCAAGCGAAAGCGAACCCATAGGCAACTGCGCGTCGCTTGCAAACTTGCCGTCATCGGGAAGGTGCAACGGGTTGCCCTTGAACTTGGACATCTCCTTGTCCGACATACCGCCGAAACGAGGCTTCTTGTCTCCCTTTGCCTCGGCCATAAGCCACTCGAACTGATCTACGTCTGCCTCAACGATGTGGTCGTAGATGCTCTCCAAGAACTCGTAGAAGATCTCAGGCTTCGTATCACGCACATGAGGCGCAACACGGACAGCGTACTGACCAACACCATAGCGGCGATCCACGGTCGGGTCGTAAGTGACCTCGCCACGCTTCAAGCCCAACTCCTGCGCCACCCGGTAGGCGGCGAGAGCGGTGCTGCGATCATCAAAGAACACCGAAACTTCGGAGTCCGAACGGTTCTGATCCTCTGCCAAACGATTACGAATACCCATTAGTTCTCTAGCCTCCTGTATGGAAATGTTGCGCTTCTCGGCCGGGTCAAAGTAGGCCCGGTTGGTGTAGTCATAATACAGCACTTCGCCCGTGTGGTAGCGATAAGGGCCACTCAAACCCGTCTTGATCGGGTGGTTCACCTTATCAATCGGCACCACATACATCCCACCGGCGTTGTAGTTCTCTTGGATCGTGCTGTGATTGCGAGCCGCAACATTCTTCGCCCGGTCGTCAAACTCGGTCGAAATCTGCGTGGTGTAGTCGGCCATTGCCTTCGCACGGGCATCACGCACGCCGTCCAAGTGCTGCATCCAATCTTCATGCGCATCAATCCCTTCAAGGAGGGAGTTTGTGCTCGCAATAAAGTCAAACATTGATCGTGCCATCTTCAACTCCTGTTCAGCCAACGCTAGCCCGTAAAGAAATTAGCGGGAGGGCGCAAGGCCAAAATCTGCTCCCTAACAGTATCACGAATCATGTCTGCGTTTGCAAGAAGATCTTGACCGTTCAATGTTATGGTGCCTGACGCGCTAGGCCCGTCTGCATACTTGCTCCGAACATTGCCCAAGATCGTCATTGCTTCGGCCAAAGCATACTTTCGCAACAGCCGATACTCGTATGGGCGCACCTTCCCCAAGTCCATCTCGTCCACCATGTAGACCACAAAGACATTCGTGCCAATGTCACCGCTCGTCGGGTAGATCCGCAACTTCTTTGCCTGCCAATCCCACTCCCAATCGCGGTCGGCAGACAGAATGCGCCGGGCTTGCTCAAGGTACTGCATTGATTGAACAATGGCGGAGTAGCCACCACCACTGTAACCACCTCCGCCGTAGCCTCCGCCGCCGCTGAAACTGTAAGGGCTCAACTCAACGCCTGCCCAACTAAACTGATCGAACAGGCCCGCACGATTGATGTCAAAATGGCACTCGACTACCGAAAGGCAGTCCTCGGCAACATCGAACGCCCCGCCGTCCGGCTGAATCGTTAGCACCTTGTTCTTCATCTGACCGATAAGGCCCATGAACCACAACTTTGCTTCCGAAATCGCGTCGTCATACTGATCGTTGGTCAACTCAACCGCTACCGTAGGCGCACCAAGATTGCGAGAGATGTATCCCTTGATCTCGTCTGCGCTCTGCGGTGCCGCCATCGTTACTTCCCTTCCAAGATAGGCTTGATCGCCTCCTGCAACTTGACGATCCGGCCATACACCTCGGTATCCTTCACGCCAACTGCCTTGAACGCACGCATAGCAGCCTCGGAAATCGCAGACAACACCCGGTCACGGGCATCCTCGTCCAACTCTCCAACGCCCTTCAACCGCTTCTGCAAGTCCTTCGGAAGCGAGTTCACATCGACCTTCGCAGACGCGGTTCGGTCGTCCTTGCGAACCTCCTTCTGCTTTGGTGCAGGCTTCTCCGCAGCAGGCTCCGCTTCCGCTTCTTCTGCCTCGTCAATCTTCCATTGCCAATCCTGCTCCATCATCCCCGCTTTCATCACGGACTTATGGTAGCGCGTGCCGTCCGGGTAGACGATCCAATCGCCGTCCACACGATGCAACTTTGGGCGTGCATTCGATTGCGCAGCCTCGGAGACAACATCGGAGATAGCGGGTGCCTCCATCTCCGGGTCAAGTAGAACGGGAACCTCCGCAGCATCGGGGTCGCCAATCTCTGCGCTAGGAATCTCCTCGCCCGCAAGGAACAGGTAGAGGTCTGCGTCATAGATACGGTCGGAAATCGCCTGCGAACCGCCGCGCTCCAAGTCGTACTCTCGGACCTGTACGGCACCATAAGGGAACACGCCCATCACCTTTCCTTTGGCGACGAGCGTTCCCATGCGCGTGACGACGATAACAGGCTCGCCCAAACCTAGTGACTCATACGGAATCGCAGCGGAAAGTGCTTCTTCGTGCAGCATCTTATCCCTCCGCCGAAAGAACCCGGATCATCTCTGCCTTCGTCGTGTTGTTGTAGACCAAACCAACATTCAGACCACGCGAAACGACCTCGGCCCACAAGTGCTTGCGGGTCATTGAACCAATGTCTGCCTCCGCAATCTCCGCCGCTTCCTCAACCAAATCTTCAATGGCCGCTGCCGTCGCCACAGGTTCGGGGATAGGCTCAACCACAGGTGCAGCGGGAGCAGAAGCCGGGGCAGGAACAGGCTCGGAAACAGGCTTTGGAGTAGACTTGGCAAACGCATTCCCCATTGCTTCGGCAAACGCCGACATACGATCCTTGGGCGGAGCAACGACAACCTCAACAGGTGCAATCGGTTGCGCAATAGGAGCGGCATCTTGCTCGACAGGGCCACCCTTGATCAAGCCACTTGTAACCCACGTAGACAAGTCATGCTCGGTTTCAATCCAATGAGAAGTCGGAACAAGCACCACTTCGCCCGTTGACACCTGAAGGGGCCAAACGCGCTTCGGATTACGATCAGTCGAGATGTAACGGAACTTCATACTGCAACTCCACAAACAGAAAGGCCGAACCCCTTGCGAGGCCCGGCCCTTGTTCTAACCCCGAAGGATTAGGCGGTCAACTAGATACCGATAATGGTGGGCATACCCGCAACCGTGATCGCGCCGTAGTATTCGGGGCGAAGCATCTTCTTCGCGTAGCGGGTGCGCAGACCCTTACGGAAGGTGAAGTCGTCCGGGTCAAGGAAGGTCGGCGTGACCTGAAGCGGAATGTATGGTGCATACACGTAGCCCGCGTCGAGGAACGACGAACCCTTGAGGCCGACAAGAATGTTGGCTGCCGTGCCCTGCGAAGAGGGGTCAAGGAACGGATCCTGATAGACCGCAAACTTGTTCATCAGAGTGCCGAGACGCGACACGCCGAAGTTCGAGTTCATCGGGCCGTAGGACGGAGCGACCTGCGGCTCGACAGCGCGGTTCACCATCATGAAGTCGCCGTGGGTGGTCAACTGAGCGAGCATCGCGCCAACAGCAGGGCTGACGACGATGAAGTTGGCCGGGGAGCGGAGCGAAGCGCGGTGAATCTGCGCCGACACCGACTCGATGATCGTAAGCAGACCACGAACGCTGTCGATTTCCGTGAAGGCACCACCGTTGGCAACCGAAGGACGAGCAGGCCCGGTGCCGAAGTTGTAGGTCGCGCTAAACTGTGCGCCCGTGATGAGGTCGGTGATGATCTCACGGTCGAGTTCAAGCGAGATTTCGTTTGCCATACCCGCGACCAACTCCGTCTCGGCATTGAGGCCGTGGAAGGCGCGAAGGTCGTCAACAGCCTCGGCAGACCAACGAGCCTTCAACTTGCGAGTGATCGCCGTGACGGTGTTGAGCGTGATGTCGAGGTTGATGTCCGGGATCTGCGCAACCTGATCCGTTCCGCCGTAGAGCGAAGCGTTGACGGCAGGAGCCGTGGTGCTCGCCACAAGTTCGGAGTTGTAGTAGTAGGTCGAGTAGACAACCGTCGCAGCCGTGGGCGGGAACGGCGTGAGGTCGAGCGTGAACGCGCCCGTGGTGTAGTTCACCGTGCCGCTGCAACCCGCTGCCGAGACAGCAGGAACAAGCACGCCGCTACCGTTGTCGGTGAGGCTGCGCAAGACAGCACCGCTCGTCCAATAGACGGTGAGAACATAACCCTTGCTCGCGTTGAGCGGCGAAAGCGGAAGCCACTTGTAGGGAATACGGTCGGTCGCGTTGGTCGCGTCGTTGTAAAGAACCTTGGTGCCGTCCGTGCCGGTGGTCGGAACCTTGATCTCATAGTCAACAAACTCAGAAGAGTAGTACTTCTGAAAGTTCTGAATGAGGTTGGTTCCCGCCGTGGTCGAACCCTTGCCTGCACCATACTTGTATTCGTAGGTGAAGATACCGCCAACGGCAGAGGTCATCGGCTGAACCGAGACGATCTGATTGGCGATAAGGTTGGGGAACACCCGGCGAAGGATCGGGAAGATGTACTTGGTGAAGGAACCAACGCCTGTCGAAAGCGTCTCCTCATTCAGCGAACGCAGATGCGTCATCTGATTCTCAAGAAGGATCGCAAGAACGCCCCGGTTCCACGGATCGTCTACTCCTTCAAGGAGGGGCGACCACTTGGATGCGACCTTCTGAACGAAACCCGCGTCTGCCGCGGTGCCACCACTCTGTTCTGCCAATAGCCGACGACTCTCCATTTTTTACCTCGCTCGCTTGATGCCTGAAAGTTCAAGAAACTGTGCATTTGTCACGCCACCCAACATTGGATCACGCAAGATGTTTGGTGCAACTTCTTCCGTCATTGCTCCTGTGCTTACCCGGCCACGCTTCAACTTCCTAACCGCTTCCGAAAGGTCACGGTCACTAATGTCGTTCGTTCCGCTTTCGTCGATAATAGCATCAACGGCATCCTTGTCGTCAATACTTTCAATCATCTTCATCAAACGGCTTGCGTTCGTCATGCCGGAAGTCTTGCGAGCCTTGTAAGCGGTCAGGTCAGACGACTTTGCCTCTGCATCCTTGCTCTCGGCCAAAGACCGATACTGCTTGGCAGTTTCAAGGGCTTCGGACACAGCCGACTTTGCTTCGTCCAAGTCCGATTTGTGCTTCTGCACCAAAGCATCAATCTTGCTTTCAAAGCGTTCCTGCGCCTCTTCGTCGGCAGTCTCAAACGCTTCAATCTGTTCGGACGCTTCCTCCAAAGAAGCCTCCAACTCTGCAATCCGATTGCGCAGCGTCTCGACCTCGGAGGCATGGCCTTCGTCCACGCGCTGCTGCCGCTCGGATACGATCTCGTCGTATTCCCCGGCTATGTCTTCCAATCGGTTCTGCAAAGCATCCCGACTGCCAAACGCACTAATGTCGCCAAGCACCTTGCGGATACGCTCACCCATAGGATGCCCGCCAATCCGCTGCTCGACCACAAGCGCGTAGGACGCTCGACGCGCAATGTCCGTGGCCTTGTCCAAACTCTCTTTCATCGAGGCAATCTGCAAGTCGCGCTCGCGCACAGCATCACGCAGCGCAACTTCGTCGCCGTGGCCCGAACCGCTAAAGGTGCCAACAAGAGAAGCAATCTTCCCAAGCACCGCACGCGCTCCGCCAATCTCCGGGTCGGAACTGAACTCCTCCCGCAAACCTTCGGTCACGCTCTCGCGCACGCCCACGATAGTTTCGGCCAACTGCTTCTCAAAGGCTTCGCGCATCTCTGCGCGAACCTTCTCCTCGTTGGCGGAGATCATCGTGCCAACGGCAGCCTCGGCATCACGCTTTGCAGCCTCGCGCTCACGCGAACGAAGGTCCTCGGCCAATTCGGGGAACTCGGCAAGGAAGTCCTGCTCCGCGTCAATCTCAACATCTTCCGCGAAGATCTGCGGGTAGGCAGTTTTCATGGCAGGGTCGGCAACAAAGTCGAACGAACGCAGAACGAAGTCCTCGCCAACCATAGACGAGCCATCCGGCATCGAACGGGTCGAACCGAAGCCCCGGCTCGACACGCCAACTTCTGCACCACTATCAAGGATAGCCTTGAGAGTGCGCCCGTTCGGGGTGTCCAAAATCTCGGCTTCGCCAATGACAACGCCGTTCTTGTCCACAGACAACTTGGTGATCAAGTGACTAACGCGGCTCAACTTCGTCTTGCCATCGTCCGGGTGATCCAACTCACCGAAAGCGCGGCGTGAACCAACGCTTTCCTGCAACTTCTTGATCTCCCGCTCGTACACGCCACGCGGATAGGTGCGCCCGTTCTGCGTGGGAACATCACAACGCGCAAACTCGCCACGCGCAACCGTCTTGCCACCCTCGCTCTCTTGGAGAGTGAGTTTGATTGGTGCTGCGTCAATAAGTAGTTGCTTGCTCATGCGATCTTCCAATCCTTGAACTTGAATGGTGTCCGGTCAATGCCGATGCCCAACTCTGCTCTGCGACGGAACTTCGGGTCTACCTTCCGATCCGTCTTTTTTCCGCTCAACCTAACATCAGCCCTAAAGCCTTCCATACCTGCCACCTCACGCCGACCGCTTGAATAGGCGGTTCGACGCTTCCGATTGGCCTCTACTAGTCGTTTCCCAAGCCGTCAATCTGTTCCAAGCAACGCGCAATGACCTTCAACGCCGGGCCGAAGGCACGCTGCGGGTCGCTATTCTCCGCGAGCAGCGAACCCTCCATCGTCTCGTAGGCGTTCTCAAGAACATTGCCAACCTCAGGTCCGAGGATAGCCTCAAGCAGGCTCATAATGCGAGCAACACGCGAAACGGTGTCGCTGTATGCACCATACTGATTGCTCTCGCCAAGAATGTTGTTCAGTTCAAGAACCAAACCATCACTCATGTCGTCAGCCGAAAGGCCCATACGCTTACGCTTTGCAGCCGTGCGCAATGCCCGCTTTGCAGAGCGACGAAGCCCCGAAACATTCTTCTTGTTGAGCCGCTTACGTTGGCGGCGATCCGCAATAACATCACCCGCAGACTTCTTCTTGATCTTGCCGCCAACAGTCTCAAAGCCCGATGCGGCCTTGGTGTATGTGCCGCCGCCCGTCGAACGGCCACGCATCTTGCGCTCCAACAGAGCCTTGACGACCGCCTCGGCAGCCTCGGCAAGTCGGTGATCGCTGTCCGGGAGATCCTTCTCGCGCAGACCGTCGAGGATGTCGTCGCAGTCGTCCTCGGAAAGCGCGTCAAAGTCGAGGTCGGCAATGCGGCTCAACAACTCCACCGTGACCACAGGGCCGTCAATGGGGTCAGCCGTGATAGAAGGAACACTGTAAAGGCTCTCGTCGAGGCGAGTGGTGGACAAACGATTCAACTCGTTCACGCCCTTATCCCACCCAATCTTGGCGAAGTCCTCGTTCAAACTACGAACAATACGATCCTGCATGGCTAATCTCCCTTGATGGTGCTTGCTTGAATAAACCGCCGCATAACTTGTAGCGACTTGACTGTATCAGCGAGCCGATCATGCACTTCCGCAAGGTCGGCTAGGTGTTCTCTCCGGGCCAAAGATAGGGCTTTATTCCCCCTATCTAAGATCACGCTACATTCTGTCTGCATACTTGCCAAGACATTTTTTACGTTCCAACCTCTAGCGTCAACGCTTTGGGGGTCAACACCTTTCAACTCTTTGGAGACTTCACCCGCTAGGCCGAGCAGGGCACCCACCGACGAACGCAACTCTTGGTCAAACCCTTCGACCTTCTCCGGAGGCAAAGCACCATACCGGGTCTTGGGAACCTTGCTCTCGTCCTCGCGGATCGACCCATAGGCCATACGGCGAATGTCCTTTCGGTTCGCTTCGTAAAGCGTCTCCCAATGCAGCGGGTTCTTGCCCGACTCCAACAGACCGTCACGCTCTTCCGAGAACAGGTAGCGACCACCGCTGCGCATCAACTTCGCAGCTTGGTGCAATTGATTGCACGGTTCCCCGTTCAGAAGCGCGTCCACAGCCTCGGAGATAGACTTGCTAATGTGCCTGTCAAGGTTGCTCTCGGTCACAAGCCCGTCCTTCACCCGGTTGGAGATCACCTTCGGGCCGTCAGCCTCCATGCGAATCCCCAACTTGCGAACGCAGCCTTCACCTTCGGCAACCACAAAGATACAGTCCGGGTGCGTGGCGATAACCTCCACCTTCTTGTCAAGGTGCGCTTCCGCAAGTGCTTCGGCGGCGTCGATCACGCTTTCGACCGAACCCCTACGCATCTCCGCAAACTTGTCGCCAACTACAAAAGGCTTCATCGGTTCCTCTTTCGGTTCTCGGTCAGAACGCTTCTGTTCCGTCTTACCAACCTATGCACTTCTTTTACAGTAGGTGCAAGGTCGTCGTAAAGACGGTCAAGCGATCTGATAGACGCTTCTTGCGACTTGTGCAATCGCTCATGCTTCTCCTGCAACAACCGCAAACGCTTGTCAAGTTTGGCAAAAGATTCCGCTGCCCCGGCAGGTTCCTCCCCCGTGGGCAACTCGCCTTCTAACTCAACCGATGCTGCACCACCCATAGTATCCTGCGCCGTCTGCATCACGCGACCCTCGGTATCCGCCTGATACATGGCGTCGTCACGCATCTCGCTGCGCTTGGACTTCTGAATAAAGATCGCATCGTCCTTGGAGAACTCAAACACGTGTTCCAAGATCCAATCCTTCGGCAGGTATTCGATCAATGCCTGCGCCGCGCCCGCCCTAGCGTTCACCAACTCCAACTGCGACAACTCAAAGATCGTAGAAGAGGTTGTCATTTTGAGTTCGTAGTTGATCTGATCCGGGTCGATGTTCAACGCAGCCAAGTGGATACGGCACACCTTCTTGTAGCCGTTCCGAACCTCGCGCTGCAACCGCTGAATGGTGCGAGCAAACCGCACATCTTCCTGTGACAGCGAAGCCCGGCTCTCTCCGCCGTCAAAGCCCAAGTACCGCCGTGGCACCTTCAACGCAGAGAACAACTTGCTTCGGAAGTATTCTAGATCGTCGGTCGTCTGATAGTCGGGGCCGCTGATCACGTCGATTCGCGTGCTGTCCTGCCCGTTCGCAGTCGGAATCCAAAAGTCCTCGTCAGAGGCAAGCGGGTTCATGCGAAAGTCCAACTTGCCCGTGGAAGGGTTGTAGAACTTCCGCTTCTTGTAGCCCTGCTTGACCTGATTCACATAGGCCGTGCGCTGCTGCGGAGGCAGATTGCCCGTGTCCACATAGAAGGCAAACCTAGCCGGGGCGCGGGTCAACTTGTAGATAAGTGCGCTGTCCTCGGCCATGACAAGCCTGCGGAAGATCCACCGCGCACTGTCTAGGACGCTGTACCCGTAGGAAGTATGCACGCGCTTGCCTTGCAGCCGCCAATGCACCACTTCATAAGGCTCAAAGAACGTCACCCCTTGCGGCAACTTCTTGTTCTTTATGTCATCGACAATCGTGCTGCCCTCAGCCAAGAACCGACCGTCCATCGTCTGAATGAATCCGAGCAGGTTCCCCTTCTCGTCCTCAATGCGCCGCATCGTAGGTGCAGGAAGGTAGTTCAGACCGACCACGCCTGTATCGTTCGCCAAGATCTCGGCATAGGCGTTGCCATACTTCGCCAAGCCTCGCGTGAGCGCGTAGATGTCCTCTTCCACACGCAAGCGGCGCGTGAGAAGGTCGTCTAGGATACCACGCACAAGGCTGTCCTCGGCAGTAGCCCACATACACGCATTATGCTGCGCGTCCTGCACCGTGGCATCGTCGGCGTAAACATCGAGGGCCGAGCCGATCTCCGGGTAGTCGTCCATCTCTTCGTAGTCGGCGTAGCGGTAGAGAAGCGTGTCCTCCAAGCGGAGGTTGTCGGACAACTGATCGTAGCCCGTGTATCCGGCCATGCCTCCGCCGTCACCACCGATAAACTGCGATTCGTCATTCCCCTTCTTCAAGGAAATGGTGAGGTTCTCCTTGTCCGAATCAAACCACTTGCTGACCCGGCTTGCAATGTTGGAGACAATACCCATTGACTAACCCATAATGAACGGCAACGGCATACCCGACAAGTCCTGCGCAATTGATTGCATAGAGCCTTGTGGCACCATAATCTTATTGCTCACCCAACTGTCGCTATCCTTCGTTTCGAGGTCGAGGTCGGGCATCACAACATTACTCAATCTTGCGCCTTTGACAAGGGCATAGACCATGCCTGCCACGGCATCGGCAACATCCTTGGTGCCTGCAACCGGGTGGTCTACCTTGCCGCGAACCTTGTCATACTCCAAGGTCCTCAACTCCGTGACGAACGGATCGTAGCGGTAGAACTCAATGCGCCGCTCATACAACGCCGACTTCAAGGCATCATAAGCGTCCATCGACCTGTCCACCGACACCACTTCGGACTGAACCCCGTGCGCCTTCATCTGCTGAATCATCTCCGCAGATTGGTAACTGTCGCAGGAAAACCCGGACAGGTGGAAGCCGTGTTCCATAAGTTCGTAGACCATGCGCCGAATGTCGGGCAGGAAGATCTGCTCGCCTTGCGGGGGGTTCACGCGAAGCATCAAGTCGATAACTATGTATGGTGCAACATCGGTGTATTCTTCACCGTCAGGGCCGCGACGGACGACCTCCACCCACCGATCAATGTGGCCCATAGCAATCCCGGTGCTGTCACCCGATAGCGAAGGGTCAATGTGAACATGGCGAGCCGTCTTGGGATTCCGAAGCGGTTGCCAAAAGACCTCCTTGTAGCCCCCCGATAGTTTCCGCTCACCCTTCCTACACAGCGAAGGCCACACGAAGCCTGCACCACTACCGTAGTCGTATTCCAACGACTCAAACGGGTGCTGCATCTCCTTGTTCACGCACTCTTCAATGCGGCTAATCCGGTTGATAAAGGCCGAGATCGCGTGCGTGCTGATACCCGCTATGTCGCGTATGCCGTTCTCCAAGTCGCGGTCAAAGTCGTCGTAGTACTCAATCGGCACCTCGATGATACGGCACTCCTGCTCCTGCAACCACCCACGGTCAATCGCATCTGCATCGGCCTTGTCCTTGATCACCCGGCTGTGAACCGCGCTGTTCCCGATCAGAACCCAAAACTTCTCGCCGTTGAAGTTCTGCTTCGGCTTCACATCCCACGCCGCGTAGTCGCGCACGAACACAGACGGGTCGTTGTAGGAATCGCGGATCTTTCGGTTCGTGAAACTGTCAATCGTTGCAGCCGACGATGCCAAGATCATCAGACCCGGCAAGTCCTGTGGTGCCTTTAGGAAACGCGATTTGATACGGCGCACGATAGAGGCATACATCTTCTCGGCCAAGTCGTACTGCGCGACCGTGGCCTTCTTGCCGCTCTGCTTGCCGATAACCTGCCCCTTTGACACCATGAAGTTCGCTTCGTCCATCGCCCCGCCGAGGACATTCATGCCCAAGATACGCTCGGAGAAGCAAGATCCGATGCTCAAGTTGATGCTGTTAGGAAAGAAGGTGTTGTCGGAGCGGAAGTCCGGCTTGAAGTGCTCCATAAAGTAGGGAGACAACTTTATCTTGTCGTCCACCGCCGACTTCATGACCTGCCGCGATAGGTGCAGCGACTTGCTCATCAGCGCAATCACGATCTCCGAACCAAGCGACAACCCGTAGGCAGACTGCGGGGCGCGAAGGCAGGACAGTTCGTAGAGCAGCCGACAAGTCGCAAACGAGATAAAGGTCGTCTTGCCGTAACCGATGCTACCCGTCAGCACCACTTCCCGGATACCGGGCGTCTCGAACATCTCGATCAAGTCCTCTTTGATGCGCGGGTAGAGCGTTTGGCTAGACGCACCCATGTAGTAGGGGTCCTCCAAAAACTGCCGCACCGAAACAGGCTTCCGTAGCCAACGGTTGTCGTTCATGTAGTCGAACAGATCGCCGTCACCCTGCGTTGCACTGACGAGCATTGCCTTCACCAACTTGCGTTGGGCAGGGGTCAACTCGGACAACTGCTGCATAAGCAACGCCCGGTCCTCCCCCTTGGTGCGCTGCGACCTGTGACGACCATCGTTGTTGAAAATCATTCATGCTCCGAGTTACCGCTAGGCTCAATCTCAAAGTCCATGTCAAAAACATCCCCGTCCAACGCAGCGAGCGCACGGGCAACCGCCAATGCCTTGCCTCTGCTCACGGGGTCGTTCGCTGCCTGAACAATGTCCACATCGTACTTGCCACTCACCGTCGCGCCCAACTCCGGGCGGAGCGTCATGGTGCCAAGATTGCGCCCACCGTCCATGCCCAAGTCCATCTTGATCTCATGCCGCCGCATCAACAGGCTAGATGCCTGCGCAATCTCCTGCGTCATGTTCTTGTTCAACACCCGGCTCGCCTTCTCAAACTGAACGCCAATCTCGATCCGCTCCCGCTGCAAGTGGTAAAGTTTCTGCAACTCCTCCAACTCGTCCACCTGCTTGTCGATCACCACCTTCGCGTCCCGGACCACCGAAGGGAGCAGCCGTTCCGCTACCTCCATAGGCTTCAAGTCCTCGCGGTAGCGATACAGCGTGGTCACAAGGCTGTCGTGCGTCAGATCGTTGCACTCGCCACGCTCTTCCTGCAACCACTTCGCAATGTCCGGGAGAGAGTAGCCATGCTTCATGCGGCTATCCATCTCGGCCCGTGTCTGAACCGCTATGTCCATTATCCGCTTGTGCCGCTGCTGCACCTTTGGCCTATCCCGGCGGAAGTCACGCTTGTCGTCGTTACCCTTCTTCAGCATCTTCGTCACCGTCCAAGTCCACAGCCGCTTCGTAGTTGTTCGCCAACGCCTCAAAAAAGTCGCCCGCATCTAGCCCGCGCTTCCGAACCTCGTTCATCATCTTCTCGATAGCCTTGAAAGCCTTGCTGTTCACCTCAACATACAAGTTCTTCTTCCCGCCCCAATCGAAGTAGATAAAGTGCTTGTTGAGCGTTGCACCATACTTCTGATGTATCTGATAGATTATCTCGGACAGGTTATCGAGGCTCTTTGCGTCCTTGGCCTTCGCCTCCAACTCGTCCTCGGCCTCCGGGGGTAGCCCGGCATCTCGGATAGCCTTGCGTGCGTGGCCAATCATCTTCCGTAGCGCGTCCTTGTCGGCAAAGCCCATAAGGTCGGCAACTGCGCTCGCCCCATGCTTTGCAGCGACCTCCTGATACAGCGCGAGCATCTTCTCGCCGTTCATGCTGCCTTTGATCGCGTTGAGCCGAACCGTCTCCAACTTCTGACGTTCCTCGTCCTGCCACTTCGGGTCGGTCAACACGACACACGGAATGGTGCTGTAACCGATCATCTTGCAGGCCAAGTGCCGGTGGTGGCCTCCGATAATCCGATACCGACCTTCACCCTTCGGAACCACCTGCACCGGGTCGATCATGCCCCCTTCTTCGATGTTCTGAACAAGCCGCTTGAACTCCTTGTCCTTCATCTTGTTCGGGTTCCAATCCGCCGCGTCCAACAGGTCGATCCCCAACTCCACATAGTCTCCCGCCAACGACGACATTCTCATCCTCCGCGCAATTGATTGCACTCTCGCCACCGCAACATGGTGCTATGTTAGTCTTACAGCGAACGCATTGCGTGTGTCCATGAACAAAGACCACTGTGCCAACATTCCCGCACCATTCGCAACGCCGCATCGAGCCTCCAAAAACGAAACGCCCCCGCGAGACTGTGGCTAGGTCAAGCGGGAGCGTCAAGCGGGAGGAACGGATTACTCCGCGTCTCCCGCAATCTCGTCAAGCAAGTCGGCACCGAACACAACCGCGTCTGCCTCTTTGTCGTAGGCCACAAGGCGCAGCCCGGACGACTTCTCAAGCCGCCGCAGCACGCCGAACAGGTCGTCGTCGGCAGCATTCGTGGCAAGGAAATCGGAACAGATAAGGTCAAGCGCGTGACCCTCCTTATCCGTGTTGGCGAGTGACTTCGCCTTCGCAAGCGCAGCCTCGACATTCGTTGCCTGCTCAGGGAACAGCGCAAACGCCTTCTTGCCCGGCTTTTCGGGAGCCGTAGGACGGTCGGCCTTCCCGTCAATCGGTGTCTCGTCGCCACCCTTGCCGCCCTTCAACTCCGCGACCATCTCGGCGTAGGTCAGCCCTTCAAGGCGAGCCTTCCAATCGGCAGCGTTGTCGTCGGTCACAATGCCGATCAGTTCCTTCGCCTTCGTCCAACCAAGCCCCTGCACCCAAGCCTTCACTTCGGGCTTCATCTTGCCGAACCAATCTTGGATCGACACAAGATACTGTGCCTTGCGAAGCGCAAACTGCAACTCCGATTCGACATACTCCTTCCAAGAGGAATAGCCCCACGGGATGTAGTAAGAACCCTGATAGACCTCGTTCAAAGTCTTGGAAAGTTCCCAATAGGATTCTTCAACCTTGTTGCGAAGGTCGAGGACCTTCTGCCGGGCCTCGGAGTGTTCCTTGCCGCCCTGCATCACTACCAAACTATCACTCATTCCACTTCCTCCAATGTTGCCCGCCGCAACCATTCTGCGACGAGATAAGCGTCTGCTTCGTCGTTGTTTCTAACCGCC